AACGTACACAGGGCGGTGTGTTTCGAGTTATGATGAAACAGACCCTTGGTTCTGGTGGAATTGCAGATTTTCTTCTACGTTATCCGATTGCAGTATCTGAAAAAACAGACATAGAAGTAAGAGCAGAATCTTCTGGATCAAACAACCTTATTTCTGCAAACTTTTCTATGGTGTATATCAAGAATATTTCTGCATAATCATGCACAAAGACACTATAAAAACTGTAGCAATAGGTCTGCTTCCTGTATTGTTAAGCATTATAGGTTATTTGTTTCAAGAGTCAATGACTTTAAAACATAGAGTAGCTACATTAGAACAGAAAATGTCAATTTTAGTAGACATGGATAATCAGATTATTCCCAGTCCTAGTAACTCTATAGAGAGGCTAAAGTTAAAAGAAGAAATGATAAATAAAACTACTCATTTAGACAAGAGATTGTCTATTATGGAACATCATGTATTTAAAATGTTAAGTGGTGGTAAACATTAAGTTAAGGGAGAGCGGTCAATGGAAGGAGCGATTGATTTACGCTTGGTCGTAACTCTGGGTGGAATACTGTTTAGTGTTGCGGGAGCATCGGCTGTAGCTAAGATGCAGATTAAACAATTAGTAGATAAACTAGAGGATGTAGAACAGCGTTTAAGAAAGATGGATGGTATGTATGATAGGCTGCATACTTCTACAGAAACCCAAGAACAAAGAATTAGTATATTAGCTAAGATGGCAAGTCCAGAAAATCTCAGGCGAGATCACATGCAGTTATCTGAAATACTAACAACTATCAAAAATTTAGAAAAAAATTATGACCGGCTTTATGCCATGCACAACGGTAAACATCCGCCTGTGTCAGACACAAGAAAGGCAGACTAATGGTTTTAGGTATTGCAGACTCCGTAATTGGAGTTGCTGGAAAAGTTTTAGATAAGTTTGTAGAAGATAAAGACTTACGAAAGAAATTAGATCATGAGCTAAAAACACAGTTGGTGTCTCTTGATCTTGCTCAAGCACAAGCGAACATAGAACAAGCGAAGCATCCCTCTATCTTCGTAAGCGGAGCTAGACCAGCTATCATGTGGATATGTGCCTTTGCATTGGCGTGGCAGTTTATCGTAGCTCCGATAGCTAGCTGGGCCTTTGCTATCTGGTATCCTGTTGTCGAGCTTCCTGCGCTGGACACACAGGCACTCATGACACTTCTTATGTCTTTACTTGGACTTGGTGGAATGAGATCATTTGAGAAGGTGAAGGGAGTGGCTAGAGAAAACTTGAAAAAATAAAGTTAACATCCATCTATTTAGAAGCGAACGCTTATAAAAAGGTTCGTATTAATCAATGCTAAATAAAGAGGTTGATATGTATATCAAGTATTTTTCCACACTGCCTTACGACTATTCGTCTTATCCTGAAGCCCTCATGAAAAAGTATGAGAATACTTATAAAATTTCAGAGAAGGTTATGAATAAGTATAAAGAAGCAGCGATAGAGCAGAAGCTAGAAACTATAAAATTTCAGCGCGATGCTCTTGATGAAGAGATTGTAAAGTTAGAAATGCAGCTATATGATATTACCGAAAAGCAGGACCATAAGCCCACAGAGCAATAGAATGCTTTTCGTTATGTAGAACAGGCTTCACACGATGCCAAAGAAAAGAGGGGAAGACAACAATGCTTCCCTTCTTTTTTAATTCAGGGCAATCAATAACGCGTTTCTGATAAGACTTAGAAGGCTTTCCCCAGCTAAACTGAAACTCACCCCCTTCGTAATTATCATTTAAAGAGACGACCAGCGAAAGCTTTCTAACTTTGGCAGGATCAAATGAGTTCTCTATATCCATGTGCCAGCCGTAGTGACCAGTCTCGTAGTACGTAGAGAACTGCATAACTTCTGCTGAGTGTATGTCAAAATTCCAACCAGCCTCTTTATTGGCAAGAATAATACACTTGTAAAATACTTCAGTAAGTTCTGGATTATTTATCCAAGCTACTCTGCTATTTCTGACAGTTGTGTTTACAGTGTCTTTATCTATAAAACCATATTCATGATTTGTTTCTTTACCAAGTCGAACAAGGTTATCACAAAACTCGTCCGACAGAGCACTCTCACTTTTCCAAACTTCTTGAATATGCATTTCGTATTTCTTCTAGTGTTCGATTACAGCCAACACAATAAACTTTTTCTGAATCTAACTTACAAACCTTAATGCATTTTCTCTTTTCGAGAGAAGAGCCATTTTCTTTCGACGTACTCATAGTTATCGCTCTCTTCATTACGACTAAGAACAACGGCACCATTCGATGTGTGAAACTTTTCTGCCATGTCTGTCTTGGGGCTAAGAGTTACAAAACGATCTACTGAAGGTCTGTGTTTTTTAATATCGTGGTAAGTATCAAAGAGTATTTGCCTACCTGCTCCACGCACATACGACCATAAAGTATAAAAGACAGCGATGTTTCTTGTGTTTTCTTTGGTAGAAAAATTAGATAGTTCTTTGACTGTTATGGGAACTGAAGAGCACATTGCAGTGCAGCAAACTGCTTCAACGTTTCCAGTAAAATCATTCAGAAGAACATAACCGCGTCTGTCCTCTGATGTTCGAAAGGCATAGCTTAACTCAGGACGAACAGGATCGTCGTCAATAACCCATGCCGTTTCCTGAGTTAAGCTAACTAATGCCATGATTTATTATACTCCGCAGCTTCCACCGTGTCCAGTAATGTCGCATATGTCATGCGTCTCGACACTCTCTTCAAACTCTTCACCCAACTTATCTACGGCCTCAGAGTAGGGAACAGATGTTAAAGGTTGCCCACCTCTGCAACCGTCTGGATATACCGTGAAACCACGTAAGCGGTGAGCATAAGAAGCAAGAGTTTCAGCAAAACTATCGACGGTATCTTCATTGTTAAGTTTACTTCCCCACTTAGGAAGATTAATAGTACTACTGATAGACATATCAACGTAATCTTGAACGTCAGCTTGAAACTTTATACGACGCTTATAGTCTTCTGCTAGATCAAGAGCGGACTCAATCTTATTAGGAGCAACACCATAAAGATCGATGATCTCCTGTGCTGCACTGTCCACCACATACTGATAGTGCCAGCGATTGCCACCCTTCAGATACCTGCGCTTGTAAGCGACAGCGAAGATAGGTTCAACGCCAGTAGAAGTACCAGCCAGAATACCTATTGAGCCGGTAGGAGCAATGGCACGATTAGCGACAGGGCGACTACACCCAAGAGTATCAGCAAAGCTGGAGCTAACGTGATCACTAACTCCTTTGTATACTGATAGCCACTTATGAAGTCCATCCGTAACCTCATACTTTTCCCCTCCCTTGATTAGCCACTCATGCATACCCATCAAACCAAGGCCAAGTCTACGATTCTTCTCTCTAGTCTCGTATACTTTATCATAGGGAAGCTTGGCTCTAAGAGTGCCGCATAGTAGAAACTTAGTAGCAAGCTCTACGCAATCAGCGAAATCTGTTAGGTCATCAATACGTCCCATATTAATAGACCCAAGATTGCACACGTCACTATCATCTTCAGATGTAACCTCCGTACAAGCATTCCGTAACGTCTCATTTTCCTTCTCAAAGAAATTGAATGAGAACCCCGGTTCTGCGGTAGATAAGGCTTGTCTAACATTCTGCTTAAAAGTATTCCCAACATCACCCGTCTTCCAATAACTAAGAAGCCATTCAGTATCATAGTTGACACTGATGTTTGTCATATCAAGAGGAGCAATAAAGTTAAAGTCCTGTTCTTTAACCTGACCAATGCTGAAACCTGTATCTCCTACCGGCATGTCGTACCAGTTCTTGCTGGAAAGAAACTTGTCTACATCAGGATGCTTCCAGTTTAAGCTAGCGTAGATAGCAGACCTACGACTACCACCCTGCATAACTCTGCGACCAATCTCGTTGATCATTTGCATTTTTGGAATAGGACCAGACGCTAGTCCACCTGTGCCATTCAGTATGCGCCCTTCTTCACGATAGACAGAGTAGTCGATACCAATACCGCCGCCTGTCATGAGGCACGACTCAGACTTCCAAGAGATGTTGGCCCAATCTTCTCTGGTATCTTCCTCTGCACGTAGCAGATAACAGTTATTAAAGAACTTATTTTCACGTCCAGCATAATAAAGATAACGACCGCCCGGAATAAACTTCAGGTCGGTGATCATACGTTTCAATTCATCTTTATCATCTTTGGACAGATAATCCTGACACACGTCATCAACAAGAGTTGACGACAGCGCGTCCCAAGTCTCGCAACCGTGATGAGCATACTTATGTTTGAAGATATCTTCGCTGAATTTTGAGCGAAACATGGGGTTCTCATTGCTACGAAACGTAGCCATGTCAGTTCTCCTTTATGTGTAGTTTTAGTTAGGTAGTAGGTTTTAGAGAGAGATTAGAACGCACTACATAGATATGCTTACTACCGTAGTCTTGCTTCTCAACCCAAGCACGAACATTAGTATATCCCTTTTTTGACCAATACTCTTCTATGTTGCTTACAAGCTGATTAGAAGCACTACGAGAAGAAAGGTAATCATGTTTGGGACTGGGCTGAATTACATACTGCACAACTAAACTCCTTTGATTAGGGGTGAGCAACCATACTAGCAGCGCCGCAGCGCGATAGCAAGAAAAAAATTTTCTATAAGTTTTTCAACTTGTTAGACAGTTCTTTTTGATCCAAGTCTACGATCTGATTGTAGAGAAGATCAAGATACCAACGAGCTTTAGCTATGTCTTTCTTTGGATTATCTTTGTAACCATATCTCCAAAGATATTTGAGAATGTTTCCTTTGAGATAGCCAAGAAACTCTACTTCTGACATGCTAGCTTCGATGGCTTTAATAGCTTCAATACCACTGCGATTGTAATGCGCTGGCCTTGAAACTTCATCATGTTTAATAGCTTTTGTCATGTAAAGAATTGAATCCTCTTCGCTTTCTTCATTCTTTAAGTTTTTCCAATCTTCGTACTTCATTTCTCAATCCTTTGAAGCGTTGATCAAAACGTTAATTCTACGATACGGAAACTCAATCTCACCGTCAACAACTTTTTTATAATACCTTCTTGCGTAGTCTGGATCGATACCCGCTAGTTCACAGATAGGTTCAAAAGTAGAAGCGGTGACGCACGAAGGTACACTAAACCACTTGTGCGCCGCTCTTCGATTGTTAACGGATTCAGTAGGTTCTCCTTCATACTTTTCTTTAGTAGCATCTAGCAAGCTTTGAATAAAGACTGCAATAAACATCATTCTTTCAGGACTAGATGGAGAACTTTTTGTTTCATCTGTTTCGATGTTTGAGTAATCTAAACCTAAGTCGCTCCAAGAAAAATCAAATCCCTCTTCATCAAGCGACGATACGCTTACGAAAAACTCTTCTTTCGTTTCCTCTTCTTTCTCAACCATTCTTTCGGCACCACTTTTTCGGCCCAGATAAATCCATTCTTGTCACACCATTCTGCTACCGTCGTTCTACTCTTCTTAGATATTCTTGCTTTGGGTGACATGAGAAGCATTCGAATGTCCAAGTCAGGATTACAATCACGAACGTATAACATTTTTTGTCTATCGGCTAAGTTAAACCAACCCTTACACTCTACTAAGATACCATTAGGTAAAATAAAATCTGGAAGATAAGTTCTGTTTTTTGCAGGTACTATGTACGGAATAGTGTAGGGTTCGAACTCATACTCTACACTTCTTTTTTCCAAGTCTTCCGCTACAGTTCTCTCAAAGTTTGACCTGAACTTTCCCTTTCTATTTCCATAACGATTACTGTTCGACAAAGACTTCTTCGACATTTGGTTCTCGTTCTACGACCGTCAGAAACCTAACACCATTCGAATACTTAAAAGCTCTGAGATTAGGCCAACACTTACTTTTAAACTGACAGTATGAGCACCCAACTGCCAGCTTTCTATTACCAGACTTTCCATCTTCTTCATCCCAATAACAAAGATCAGGAGGCGTGTCCTTAGATAAGGCTTCCTTTAGATCAGATATTCTCTTTAGGGGATCGATCATCTCTGATCGACTAATCTCCATCGTAACTAACTCTCCAGCCTGTTTATCCATAACGACAAAGGCTGCACGATCATCTTTTTCTTTTTCAGCATAGGCACTTATCTGTGCGATGTAACCAAACGGATCGTCAAAGAAAAGATTTCTATTTTTAAACTTGAGAAGAGAGCGGCCTGAAGCTGACTTAAAGTCAACTAGAACTCCATCAATGCGTCCATCTGAGTGGCCTTTGACTCCATCAATATCATGCTCTTCCTGCTGACCAGTGACAGAGTGACCAGCAGTCTTTACGAGTAAGACAAGAAGCTCTTCGATGATAGAGCCGTAAAGAAACTTGAGGAGAGTAGAGTAAGAAAAGTTCTCTGCCTTAGCATCCTCTCTAGCAGCGTACCATAGCTGACGCATAGGCTTGCCTATAGAAGACATTCGAAGAACTTCTCTCTTCACATCTACTTCTGTCTTAGAGCGAGTGAGGGAAGCCACAACAGCTTCTTTGATGTTCTCAGCGAACTCTTCCAAATCTTTTTCAGAAGGTTCTACGCCCTTGTCCCAAAGGGTTTTGAGATCATCTTCAAGTGTATCAAAGCTGGCGGTCATAGTGGCTTCCCTCTAGTGGACGGAGTGAGGTAAGGAGAAAGAAAAACCCTCACCCCGTCCGGTACGGATTAGTTAAAAAGGAGCGGCTTCTTCGACGTATCCGCCGTCAACAGCAGTGAAAGAACTACCACTGTCTCCCGCACCTTCGTACTCTACAAGGTTAACTACCTGAACACCTTTCAGATAGAAACCATTCTGTCCTTCACGCGGACCACGCTTATAAGCGGACACGTCAAACAGAACGTTTACATCAGACCCGTTACCAATAAGTTTGGTCATCGGATTTGTCTGAGCGTCTACGACACGGGGACGTGGATTGTCTGAGCCATCCTGACTCTTAGCATAGTTACGAATTGTAACGTAGCTTCCACGCTGACCCGAATATGGCTTACCTTCGATGACTTCATCAGTCTTAACATCCATGCCAAGGTCTTTAGCAATCTTGATGTTACGTTCGTCAAGCTGACCAACGTCAATAGAATAACGATAATCATCGGGGTTGTACTTGGATGCTTGGGGCTGATAGACTTTTGCCCAGAAAGCTTTTCCAGAGATCACTGCCATTTTTTTAAGTTCCTTCTATGAGTTTCAGTTAGGTTCGTTTAGTTTCGGTACTACTCTTACTACTCGACTTCATGAGCACGATACTTGGCTCGCGAATCGATGTCAAGAAGTTTTTTTGGATGCTGCAAATTTTTTATCTCTTTAATGTAGCAATCCGATCTGACTGTATATTCACTTCTCGAAAACTTTTCGCCCTTCTTATAAAGCTTGGCTGTCTTCAGATAATCTTCTCGACTATCGTAACCAACGATCCAACCCTTACTCTTGTCTTTCATGATACGACAGAACACATAGTAGTCGCACCGTTGATTAGGATTAAGAGCGGACAGATTTACTTCATAATAATCAGGGGGTTTGTGCGGTGTTGGTTTACTCTTAACTTCTAGCCGCGTACCATCTTGTAAAATTATATCATACTCGTAGGTGTTATTGGTATCGCAGGTGAGATACTTAGCCACCATTGCTTCACCAAGGAAACCGTACTCGTTATGCTTTCCCTGTGTAATAGAGTTACGAAGCTGACCCATCTCCATCGACTTATCGAATGCAGACTTTCGCATCTCGTCTGTTATTTCAATCTCTATCATTAGTGTGTCTCAGCCCAGTTAAAACCAATCTTTGCTTCGCTATCCAGAGGACAGTTTACCGAAAGACTTTCTTCTGTTTGTTTTGTAGCCTGATGAGTGAGTTTGGAAAACTCTTCTGCATCTTTCAGGTGAACCTCAAACTGAACTTCATCGTGAACATTTGCTACGGGTTTAGCGTCAAGTCCTTTGACCTTAACCAATGACATTATCTGCGTCAACCAATCTTTACAGATGATAGCTCCCGCTCCCTGAAGAAGAGTGTTAACTGAAGAGTGAGAGCTACGAACATGAAGGTATCTTCCATCCAGAGCTTTCACTTTACTGGACCCTTCAGCTTCTTCCATCACTTCGTTTCTCCACTTCGAAAGCTTCGGCATCTTTTCAAGAAAGCTACCAATCAGTTTCTGTCCCTCTTCAAAATCTTTACCGACAATGCTTCCTATCTTTGCCGCTCCAGCGCCATATAAGAAGGCGTAGATAAAGGTCTTGGCATTGTCCCTAGTAGGTAGCCCAGCCATCTTCTGATTGGCTGTGTGAATGTCTCCCTCTAGTATCTCACGAGTATAGTCATCGTCTTTAATGTAGTGAGCTAGGCAGCGAAGTTCTAAACCAGAACTATCAGCACCAACCAATCTATAATTTTCTTTGTCTTCTACTGTCCAACAACTTCTGCATTCAGTTCCGTAGGGAGAGTAGACTGCTGGAACTTGAGCCATGTTAGGACTGTTGTGAGTCATTCGATTTGTAACTGCACCGATAGTTATAACTCTACCGTGAACGCGATTGGTTTTAGGATTGACTACCTTTAACCAAGAGTTGATCTGAGCCTCTCTCTTTTTCAAAAGCATATAACGAACTAGCTGCTTCGCTTCAGGAAGTTTACACTCTCCTAAAGTCTTTTCGTTTACGACAGGGTTTCCACTTTTCTCAGTAAATTCAGTAGGTTGCCAACCACGTTTCACTAGTCGGTCAGCTATTTGCTGTCGGCTTTGCGGGTTAAACGGAACAATTTTATCTGGTATTCTTTTACGCGGTAAAATTGTAGGTTCAAAAGTTTCCTGCATTTCTTTTTCAATTTTGAATGACTCATCATTCAGTTCACATAGAAGAAGATTTGCTGCTTTTGTATCTATATAAAATCCATTATCTTCCTGAATGTTTATAGCTCTTCGAACTGCGTGTTCCAGATCGACGCTACGTTTAGAAAAGTCTGAGGCATGGTTTGCAAAATGAGTGTAGAGTTTTTCAGTAATGTCTACGTCTCGTTTACAATAAATTTCCATGCTTTCAGAATAGCGTGACCAATCGTGAAAGTCGATCTTAGCCAAACCGAAACGCTCTCCCCATTCAGCGAGAGAGTGTCCCTTATCGATGATAGGATTGTGTAGCTGCGATAGCAGAAGCGTATCGACTACCTTACCGTAAGAGATATTTGATCCTAATAATCGATTGACGGTTGGTAGATCGAATGACATTCCATTATGCATGATGATCTTATCTGAGCTTTGAAGATAAGGAACAAGCATACTAATGGGTTTGCCATTCGGTCCACCAAACACGACATGTGAGTTCGCGCCTACTTCTTTACAAACGGCGACGTGAATCACGCTAGCGTTTAGATCGTCCGTTTCTATGTCAAGTACGATCTTTTTCATGATTAGTGCTGAGTGTACTCGTCAAACTTTTTATTGAAGTCGTCATCTTCTTCTGACGTCAATTCAAGTTCTTGTTGTTTTGATATTTCATAATCCTCATACCAGTTTTCTCGACTCCAACGTGATCCGAATGACTTGTATAAAGTATTAGCTAGGTCATCCATCTTTCCCAGATCATCAAGTTCAAGGGTATAACATTCGGACATGTAACGTACACACTTCAGAAGATGATTAGTTACTTCTAACAGAAGTTCTTCTTCTTTCTGATTCAGCCTTGCCATTGTTTATTTTCTCCTCTTAAAGATTATCAATGTCAACTACAGGAGTGAAGTCTGTAGCCTGTGCTTGTTCATCCGTATCGGACGAACTGTCGTCACCATCAGGAAGTCCGTCAACTTCGAACTGCCTTCCGGTATTCCTATCATACTGAAGATAAGAAGCTGGTCCAGTATCTCCACTGAATCTGTTCTTCAGTACTCGTACCAACGTGGTGTTACGAACTTCAGCATTATCATTCTGAGAGTCTCGCTCTAAAGAGATAACCATGTCTGACAACTGAGCAATACCTGCACTGCCGCGAAGGTGAGAAAGAGATACAACACCTCCTTCTTCATGTCCATTGTTTTGTACTCGCTTCAGGTGAGTAACAACAGCAAGGTGAATATCGAGTTCCTGAACGAGCATACGAAGCTTCGTCATGACTTCATCCAATGCTCGACGTTCATCACCCTGATCACCGGCACTAACTACGATACTGACGTGATCCAGAAAGATAAACTTACATTCCAAACCCTTTGCCATATAGCGAACACGAGACACGAGTTTATCGATATCCCAAGAGCCAAAGTGATCGAACAGAAAGACACGACGATCTAAAGATAGAGCATCGAATGATGATCTAAACTCTTCATCGCTGTACTGACAGGTAGGAAGATGAAAAGGTTTGTTAGCGTGAATACCCATCAGTGCCAAGCCAGTGCGCTTCACACTCTCTTCAAGAAACATCATACCAACATTGTACTTAGTTGTATTGATGATATGATAAGCAATCTCTCGCATCGTAGTTGACTTACCTTGCCCAGTAC